TTTGGATCCTAAATGTGTTTTGATGTACCGGTAATCCTCGATTAGATCATTTGGTAAGCCAAGGTAGCGCATGAGACACAATTCAAAACCAGATTGTTCGTCTCTTTAGCAATGCACATCCGCTCCAACACCAACTGCGGTTTTTTGAAAATGCCATCAGGACAGAGATTCCAACCGCAGAAAGTGGGGTTATTGGTATGGCACACCTTCGCCTTCAACTTTAACTTGTTTAAAAAACCGGCGTGTTCAATGGATTTGTGCAACTTCTTGTTTGAGCACATATCATCGCCTGCAAAGCAGATACGCTCGTCACCCTTGAGCTTGTACTGCAAAAATGTGAAGAGCATGTTAGCCATTGTGTTGAATAGGAAGGTACTCGCCTCACCAGAAAACCTCATGATAGAGAAATTACCCAATTTGGACCCTAGATGTGTTTTGATGTACCGGTAATCCTCGATAAGATCATTTGGTAAGCCAAGGTAGCGCATGAGACACAATTCAAAAGCCATGATGTATTGGTCTTGACTTGCATCGAAAGCTTCGTAGTCAGACTCTGTGCAAAGCGCACCAAAAGAGCCACGTCGTACCCATGCATCCAGTTCACCTAGACCCTTACCCGAATGTATGTAAAACCTCTCAGGCAAAGCCTCGTGCAGCTTCTTCTCTATGTATCGCATGTAGGGCGCGAAGCGGCAGAGCACCGAATGTTGAAAGCACACGATCGTCTGCGCTGCTTTGGCATCACGAAATCGATTATCGAACTTTGTGCACAACTGGGATTTCGAGAAAACCATGCCCACGTCCGCGAGCCAATCCTTGCAAGACCGGTTACTATGGTTCTCAATCGTGGCTGCACTCTTACTTGTTTTCTTTTCTTCAAATTCGAACTTAGCTTTCTCCATCATGCATGGATCATGTGCAGGCTTCAGTGGCACGCGGCTTAGAAACTCCTTCAGCAAGAAAGGTCCGTAGGGCATGGCTTGCTGTAACTTAGCTGCCTCTTTCATGGGACATGAAAATCTCAATCTTTTACGCACAGCCATAATGAAGGTTACTGTGTCCGACGCCCGATGACGTGGATAAATGGTCTCGAAGCGTTCAGCTGCATTGGTGAGTTGCCGTCCCAACTGCTTTGAATGTTCATCAGTGAACTGCTCTGACGTGAGGTAACCCATCCGCTTTTCCCGGAACTCCCTAGCTATGATCTTGTGCACCCACTGGGCTCGAACCCCTTCGAGCTCGCATTGAGGGAGGTGCGTCCGGAACCACTCATTTGAGGCGACACTTTCTATCAGTTCCACTTCTTGCACATCTTCAACCTGCATCAAGTCAATCATCGTTTTCAACCATGGATCGCCCGCGAGCTTCAACTCCCTCTTCTCCTCATCAGCTCCATATAGAACGGGTTTGAAGCCCAAACAGAAGTTAGGCATGCCAGGGAGCAGCTCCAGCAGATCCTCACGCGCCGCAGTACGGCTTAAAAACCTCCCCAACGCGCGTTTACAATACTGCTTCTCAATGACAGTCCAGTTAGTGCTTGTCGCGTTAATCAACACAACATCAACTCTAAACCTGCTCAATGCCGTCAACCATCTTCGCTCGTTAGTATGTGCAGATAGATCGCTTACCATAATGCAGCCCTCTCTGAAGGTCAAACCTGTGCTTTCGCCAAAAGTATAGCATTTGCAACCTTCACCAAAGTACGCGTGAATGATCTTCTTCTCCTCAAAAGATGAAACCAATGCGACACCTGCGTAGGGAGCCTTGGAATCAATGGCATCCAAACTCTCAAGCAACCTTAGCTTTCCGTTACCCAGAGACGGCTCACTGGCAAAGCTGCATGGTAATCTGCCCTTAAACATAGAACCTTGGAATCTATGGCTGGAAATGTTGAAATTGTACTCACAGTCCTCAAGTAAGCGCAATACATCAGCCCGTAGAGGCCCCAGTATATGCCGATCCTTCTCGGAATCGTAGTCACTTTGACAAGGGTCACCCAGCACGAAGACTCTGGTGCCCCTAGGCAAAAGGATTAGTGCTAGATCAAGAAAACCTGGTGGATAGAGCTGGATCTCATCAATAATGACCACCGCGCCTGCATTCAACTTACCTGCTCTCAGTAAGAATTTTTCAAAAGTGTAGCTCTTGAAATGCTTGGCCCCAGTAGAACCAACAGCTTTAGTCGCTCCCGCGATGACGTCTTCGAATATGTTGCACAAAGCTTTCCTAGGAGACACGTAGCACATAGCCTTCCCGCTTAGCCTCTCAATCAGGTCAATGAACAATTTGCTCTTTCCACAACCAAAAGTACCCAATAAGGCGTACAGCTTATGATCGCAAGTCTCAACGTTAACCCCCTCGAGCAAATGGGATGCATTGTTGTAAAGCTCTGAACATATGACCCCTGTGGTACCTTCATGCAAAGAATCGGCCAGCAATGTCGCCCTAGCGAGGTCAGGTGTATACGTGATCTGGTTACTCTGCTCTCTTAAATCAAGTAAACACTCATCGCTAGCCCGTAGACATGGTTGCTCCACATTCGTTGCAGCAAGCGGAGAAATGGTGCCAGCAGAGACGTGCTCGATATGATTCCCTTCAATTTTAAAGCAGCACTTTACTTTTCCCATGTCATTGAGGATGGTGGTTTCCTTACCGTTGCACACAAGCCCTGAGAGGTCAAAAAACTCTAGCATCCTTTCAAAATAGTCCATGGAAATGCCTTTTCCGCGCATAAGATCTTTTTCGAATGATTCGCCCAATGCTGGAAGTAAGACAGAGAGCACATCTTTATCAGTGCGCTTTAAGGCCTGTGCAATGGCCCTCACAGTGCACATTTCAATGGGGCGTATGGCCTCAAAATGCCCATTGTCAAGCTTAATCAGCGCAGTTTTCCGGTTTGCAGGTGCGCTATACAACAGCCTGCACCGTCTCGGACAATCATAAACGACTATATTGTATCCCAAGTGCTTACAGACGGCCGCGATAGCTTCATCTTCAGCCCAAGCTCCCATCATCAACTGACTAAGCAGACGTGGTTTGTATTCATCATCCCATGGTACGTTAAGTATGCCTGCTTTCGCGGTTTGTACGCTGACTCCAGTGTAATGTTCCATTGCGTACCAAAAACAATCACCACCACCACGATTGCGCACAACATCGTAAGCAGCCTCATCGAAGATATGATCCAACTCCGCAGAAATAAGGACGCCACACATATAAGTGCAATGCCCTCCAGACCCTGAGGCAGCTAAATCGCTTGACTTTTGCTCAGCACAAGTCTCGACCGCTTTCTTGAGAACTCGAAAAGTGTATGAAATACGACCCTCACTCTTCGAAACGACAGCGTGCTTGTGGCTAGTCTGCATGCCCTCTGGCATAACAAAATGTTCAGCTGCTTGTATGTCAAAGTGCTTAGTTCCAGCTTTGCATCGTATTGAAAAAGCTGCACTCCCCTCAAGATTCGCAGTCAAGATACTCTGCCCCGGCTCGAACAAGGGCTCATCATCCGAGTGAAAACCAATCTTACCGCCCTGCTCATATCTTTGCGCTAACATGCAATCATAGAAAGCTGGAATGCTATTCACTTGCATCCAAAGCTCAAGCCACCTGGGCCAGCCTAGGGATTCATGCCGGCCACCGGTATAGGCATAAGGCTCCAAGTTTTTCGAGTACCAGGCGCATGACCTACCTCTCATAGCGTCGGGGAACGTATCCTCTCTTAAATCCGCATAGGGTAGACTCGAAATTGTCAACACAAGCCCGCAATCGCACCGCTCTTCCCTCAAGGGCATAGCATACCTAATCTCCTCCTCACCTGGCTCACGGACTTGCGCTCGCACCGGCGCCAATGAGGACCCTTTTTCCGCAATTAATTGAACTGGCTCATATAACACAGATTCGGTGTAGTAGGAGTCGATATCACTCTCACTCAATGGAGCGCAAACCCAATTTAAACACGTTTTGCTGAAAGCTACGCGCTCAAAATGATGCGCAAAACCTATGGGTTCGGACCCCTCTAGATACTTGCAGTAAGCCCTCTGGTCCTTCCATCCTGTAAACCATCTAACTTTGCAATCCCACCAATAACGCCTCAAGTGGTGCATGTAGAAGACATAGCAGTGTATCTGAAAGAGATCTTCCCTGGAGAGGGATTGCAACAGAGTCCTCGCTAAGATATTGCATGCACTGGAGATTGAAGTGACATACTTACCAATAGAGGTGAGTGCCTTGTGAGTCTCACCACACATCGCACCTACGTACAGTTCCTTCAAGCGCCAGAGGAAGGGTTCTTTGCAATAGTGTACACTCCAGTCAATGCAAGTGTCTGTTAGAGGTGCAAGCCCCACGTAAGGTGTGGAAACACGGTCGAGGAGCCCAGACCCTCGCCAGCCTAACTCCATGCTGCCTTCGAGGTCAAAGTCTGACTCAATATCCTCCTCGTGATAAAACTTGAAGTCGAAGGTGCTTGCTCGCTGCACTTCCAATAGTCTCACGTCAACACAAAGTGGTTTAAGTGTCGCAATGAATTCATCCAAACACAGCATGCGCGTGATCTTGATTTTAGCAGCTATGCATTTTGGCAACTTCCTACCCAAATTCGCAAAGAAACTTTTGAGCAACTCAGCGTTGATCATTGTCCTCATGCTCCCTGTACCGATCACCAGGTCACTAAATTCTTCCATGAATTTGACGGCTAAACCACTTGGTTCATGATTGAGCTGAGAGAATTTAGCCATAGCCGACTGCTTATCAGGTTTCTTCAGTGATCTCAAGTAGCGGTACACCCTCAGAACCATGGGGTGAGAGACGGGGAAGAAGTTAACTTTGCCCCTACAAATGTCACCCAGACCTTCACTTCGTATGGCTTCAAAAGGGCCGAAAGAGCGATATGTGGGCACGATGAGATCACCCCTAGTAATTGAGACGAGGTGGTGGGAAAACTTGCTGCTGATGAGGTCCACACAGTAGACTGATCCGTCTGTTAAACGCAGCTTTGATGTCTGGAGTAAAAAGCCGCCCTCTAGGGGCTGCTCGTACCCCTCACTTCTGACGCCGTCCGGAAAGAAAAGAAGTTTATCCCTTCTTATTTCGAACTCATAACACCAGGGGTTGAGCGAATACGGTGCTCCCACAAAAACTTCAGTCGGATACACTAATGTGCCAAGGAGCATCTCTGGCTTGCAGACTTCCAAGAAGGCTATTAGATCGTTCTTAGACCAGTAATGGAGCTCGTCATGTAGGAAGAGGTTAGAGCCCGTCTTAACATTCGGCACGAGATCGCGCAGTGTGGGCGAGTCAAACACGCCGCGATGGCGGCGCAGCAGTCTCGATTCAGAACTCATGCGAACGACGAACTCATTGCCATACCTCACCTTGTCAGCGCTAGAAACGTACCTATTAATCGCACTAACCATGCTTAACTTATCGAAACGACGCTTGAGGAAATTTAACTTAAAATTTTTAATACCTACAAAAAAAAAAAGTGTTATTAATGATATCAGGAAGAACCTTGTAAAGCATGTAATTTTCCAAGGTTTTGCACACGGGGTGTGAATGTGGATAACCAGAAAACGGGCTTAAATATATACCTGCTCTGCTAAGATGTTCTTTAGCGATAGCGGGCATACTATAATTAAACCACGAAAAATTCTCTTTTTCGGCTTTCTGGTAACTAGTGGTTGCAGTATTCGCTATGAGCGATTGTGACGCAGGTTCTAAAAGGGTCAACACCTCCTCGACTGGACTCCGGTATGTGAGAGCCATTTATATACTTGTATTTGAACTTCGGGTTGTTTAAA